TCGCCGCAGGCGAGGCAGAAGCCTGAGTTGTCATCGTCCTCGACTGCTGCGAGGACCTCGTCGATGTTGAGATTCATGGTCATGGTGGTCTCGATTCTGCCGGCGTGGCCGGCGGTAGGTGGTTCGGCGAACGTCGCCGGGGACGGGCAGTGCCGGAGCACCGCCCGTGGCCCGGAAGCGGTCAGCCCTCGTCCTCGGTGTCGAGCCAAGCGGCGATGACCGCGGGTGCCCCACCGCCCCACCCCTTGGGCACACGACCGCCCACCTCGGCATCGCGGACGAGTCGGAGCAGGGTGTGGCACGCCGACCGCAGATCGTTACTCTCGCCGTGGACCTTGACGCGGAACGTCTGCTCCTCGTCAGCGGTGAGCGTGACGTACTCACAGTCGATTGTCGGCCAGTAGCCCATGTCGTTCTCGTCCTCGATGTCATGGTCCTCCGGCTGGGCATCGACCACCTGCTCGATGGCCCAGTCGCTGACGGCACGCTGCGCGATGGCGACGTCCGCCTTCAGATGCTCGGGCACCTGCTCCCAGTGGAAGTTGTGGATGTTCTCGTTCTGGCTCATGGTCGTTCTCCAATCTGCCGGCGTGGCCGGCGGTAGGTGTTCAGTCGGCGGCGGCGCAGGCGAGAGGTCGTCAGTCCGTAGCCCTCGCCTCCCGGCGTGCCTCTTTGAGCGTCCGCTTGATGTCGGCCACGGCCCGGCGACCAGCGACCGTACGCCGCTTGGGCAGCCCGCCAACGAATGCGAGCGCGTCCTCGACGGCGTCGAGCAGTTGCGGCGCAGCCGCGACCAGTGGGCCTATGCGGACGCCTGCGGCGACCGTCTCAAGGCCGTCACCTCCGCAGGTTGCGATGTGCGGGCTATCGCACCATGCCTGCGACTCGATACTGCCGTCGCAGTGGCTCCAGTAGGTGATGGGGTCTGTGAAGGAAGGGTGTCTCATCGGTCGTGTCCTCCAAGTTCGGGTCCGGTCCTCTACGCGAGGACCCATCGGTCCACGCCGTCCCGTGACGGCGTGGCGCGACGGGCCGTCAGGCGACAGTGATCGTGCCGCCACACTCAAGGCAAGAGACCCCGCCGGTCTCGACATGGACCAGTGCCTGCGTGTAACCGTCAGCGTCAACATCGCCGCAGCCGCAGGGCGTGACCCGCGCTGCTTCCGGGGCGACCAACTCGGTGAGGACCCCGAGAAGACCGGGCAGGTTGCCGTACCCGGCGGTCTTCAGATCGCCGCCGTGTCCTTCTGTGAGGTAGTCAACTCGGTCGCGAAGTTCATCGACCACGAATCCAAGCGCGACAACGCCCGGATTGTTGGTCACGCCACGCTGCTGGTGGCGCACGGCGAATCCGAGGAAGTTCGCCAGCGGCAGCAGTGAGTCCCACACATCGCTGTGCAGGTGGACGCAGTCCGGCGTGTCGCCGTTCGCGTCGGTCAGGTCTCGTCCGGTCAGGTCGCAGTAGGTACCCATCGTTGTGTCCTCCAGTTCAGGTGTCGCCACCTTCGGGTGGCATGCCACACACAGTAGCATCTATCAATAGATCGGTCAATGCAAGAGGTGGCGTGAATGGAAAGGGGTAGGGCGACATCGGGTAGCAGCAGTGCGAGCCCGGCAATCCGGCGTGCCTCCAGGATTTCCCGTGCTGCCGCTGGCGTCGAGGTCAGCAGTCGCCACCTGCCGTCAACAAGACCGGCGCATGAACCACCGACCGGCCAGCACTGGACCGACCCCCGCGGTGACGGGCGGCTCGATCGACCGCCGGCGGTGCGCGTCCTGCATGGACCCGGACCACCACCCAAAGCTCGATGTCTCGAGTTTGTTGGGGTGACCCCCCCCAAGGGGGGGAACGCGACCCCGGAGCCTCCACGTATACCCCCTCGGCAATGCCGATGACCACTATTCTGAAGCGTGTTTCAGAAAACGCTCCACAGACCCCTCCAGGCGATTTTCTGAAACATTGTTCAAGATCTGAAACATTGTTTCAGACACCATGTCTAGAGATCGAAGGGTTGATAGATAGAGAGGGGGGGAGAGGGGGGGGCTACCCGGCCAGTGGAACAGACCGGATGGCCTGGTCCACGAGCAGTCGCAGGACCGGCCTCTCAAGTTGTCGGAACTGGAAGAGGGTCAGCTCCTCTCCGTACAGGTCTCCCTCGTACTGTCCGATGTAGACCTCGAGGACTGAGGAGCCTGGGATGGACCAGACTATCGCCTGGCCGAGGACCTGGTCCCCCTTGGTGTAGGCCAGCTTGACCATGGCGGTGAAGATGCCCGGCTCAAACGGTTCATCCAACTCCACGTTGGCCGTGGGAACCTTGTGCGGGTATTCGCGTCCTCGAATTACGATTCCGGTAATCATGTAAGAGGGGGGGGGAGGGGGGGGCGGCCCTGAAGGACAGAGACCACCCCCCACCATTGGGGGCTCTATTCGGTCTTATCGACGATCACCATGGTCATCCACGCATTTTTGGGAGGGTCCACATGTCCATGGTGTGTCCGACGATCATTAGCCATCCGATCGCGCCGACGCATGTCAGTGCGAACCAGATGTTACCGAGGAAGTCTGCGAGGAAAGCCATGCCTTGTTCTCCTTAGTACCCGATGAGTGACCTGCCTAGTGGGCGGGTCCGAAGACGCTTTTGGTAGTGTACTGTCAGGGTTGGACGCTTGGACTCGGTGGAGTCGGCGTTGCTGTAGTACGACAGGAGGTTCCCAGGCGGCCCTGAGCCCTCGTAGGCGAATCGGTGGATCAGGCAGGGGGTGGCATGCCTGATAACGCCGGAACGCCTTAGGTGGCGTGTGACGCGGTGTGAGAGGACGTCGTTGTCGCTGTAGGAAGTCTCCAGCGTGACCACGGTCCTGGGGTACTCGTTGTAGTCCCCGCCTACGGAGGACCAGGCCTTGTCCGTGTCGTAGTTATTCCAGGAAGAGTTGGCCTCGGTGACTGGGTTCTTTGTGGCCAGGTAGTGGCTGATGTCGAGGGCCCCAGAGGAGGCCTCGTTGTCCATGTCGGTCCCTCCGGTCCCCACGAATACGGTGAGGTCGATGGTTGCCCGGCTGATACTGGCCCCCTTGGGGATGCTATCCTTCGTGATGGAGAGGCTTCGGTAGGTGCCGGCCCCAGCCACCTTGGTGTTGACCTTACCCCGAGTGTCGGCCCCGTTGTTGTCCGTCCCGGCCCTGGAGTCCATCCAGTTGGTGAGAAGGTAGATGGTCTTTCGTGGCATCAGGACTTCTTTCCGGCCTTGGCGGTTTGCATGGCGATCGCCACGGCCTGCCTCCGGGTTCGGCCCTCGCGGACAAGCTGCCGAATGTTGGCCGCGATGGCCTGGCGTGAGTTTCCTTTCTTCAGTGGCATTAGCGGGCTCTTCTCTTGAAGACCTCTCCGAATTTATTCAGAAGGGCTTCGTTGACGACGTTCTCGGTGACTAGCTTGGACCGGGGTCGTTTGCCGTAGATCCCGGTCGCCCTGCCGGACCTGAATCCCGGCCTCTTCTTTCTGCTGGCCATTAACGCTTCCTCCGCTTTGGGGTTGACTTCTTCTTCTTGGGACGCTTGGCGTTGCTCATGCCGGTCCCCTTCGAGGTGTAGCCGTACTTCTTGGGCATCTTGGGATCTCCTAGTCGTTGTGGGTGAACCACCGGGGTTCCTGCCCGGCTATCCCCATGGCCCCATAGTGTTCGCGTAGTTCGTCCTCGAGGAACCTCTGGTATCGCTCCTCCGCGTGCTTCTTCGGGTCCGTGGACATGTAGTCCTGCCACTGGTTGATGCAGAGGGAGAGGGCATCGATTTCGTCGTCATGACGCAGGCACCCTCGGTCCTTGGTCAGCCTGGTCATCTGCTTCTGGAGGTCCTGGTTGTGGGCCACGTCCGGGTGGAAGATGACCCGGTGCTGGTTCATCGGAGGCTCCATGGCCCCGATGATTCTCAGCTCCTTCTGGCCCGTCACTCGGACGTCCTCGACGGAGGCCGCCCACCCATCCGGGTACTCACTGTCCTCGCCAGGCTCGGTGAAGAATCTCTGCAGGACTGGCTCGAAGAGCTGCGTGAACATGCCGGCCCCTAGGTTCTCCTCCACGATCACCTGACGGGCGTTGTGGAGCCTCGCTTGGTACGCGAGGCCCTCAAGTACCTGTTCGCTGAAACCTCCGTCAAAGCCGCCTACGGCCTTCACCCAGAGATACCCGTTGAGGTAGGACACGACCGCGTAGGCCGTCTTGTCCTCTCCACGACCACTGGGGTCGATGGACATCTTTGTTCCCGAGTAGGGCATCCACCGCTCGTCGTACATGATGGGGCTGAAGAACCCGTCCGTGCCGAACCCCAGACTCGGGATTTCCTCAAGCCGAGTCGGGCCACCGCGATCGTTGTGTGTTCCCCAGGCGATAGTGACCGGGGCCTTGTCCCGAGTCATGGGGAAGATGATGAGGTCCTTGAGCCTCAGGGGATAGCGGATGTCGTCCGCCATCTGGCTCTGCAACATGTACTGCATGGCGAAGACGGATCGGCCCTCCGCCGCCTCCCGCTCGCTGAGCTCCTGGTGGGTGAACCGCTCCGGCCAGACCGGGTCTCCCTTCTCACATCCCTCCGACAGCATCACCTCGTACAGAGGCGCGATGCCCTCCACCTCCATGCCCTCGGGTGGAATCCTTGCGGGCCAAGCCCGGAAGGTGTAGCCACCCTCAGTGAGCCGATCCAGCAGGGTCTCCTCGTGGTGGGGAGTACCCAAGATCAGGATGTCGCCGCCTGGGATCAGGATGTTCTCGAACTCGGTCACCTGCTCACGCAGGCGTTGACGCATCTCCAGGGTGAGCGTGTTCTGGGCGGTCTCGACGTCATCGCTGACGATCACGGACGCCCGCGCCCCGGTGAGCTGGCCGCCGATGCCGTAGGCCGTGAAGGACGCCGTCCGGTCGTGCTTGCACGGCCCGATGTCGAACATCGTCGCAGCGTCCCGCTGTCCCGACTTCTTGTCGGGAGAGAGGTGTTGCAGGAATCGAACCTGCTTGATCCACTGCCTGGCCATGTGGAGGGAGCTCTTGCTGTGGGCCTCACTCTTGGAGACCAGCATGATTCTCTCGCCACTGTCGATGAAGAGACGCCAGAGGCAGTAGGCGATCGTGATCCACGTCTTGGACGCGCCGCGGAACGCCTTGACGCCACGTCGACGAGGCCCCGTCTGGAGCCAGTCCGCCATGTCAACCTGGTGCCTAGCCGGGTCCGGCAGGCCCACCTCTAGCCAGAGCTCGGCGAGGAAGAATCTGAAGTCTTCCGCGAGCCGCCCGACGTACTGGGTGAGATCCTTATCGCTCATCAATCTGTCCTGATCAGTGTAAACCGAAAGTCTTGCCTATCCCTGCAGTAGAACTTCATCCACCATGCGCCTACCGGCTTTGGCGGACCCCAGCGTTCAACATGCCACCCGCTGTGGCCGTCACCGTACTCGTCCTTGTAGGTCCCCGCACGACAGTGGACCTGCTCGTCAACAAAGACCTTGCCCACCGTGTTGATTCTTTCTCTTGCGATGGGCACCAGCCACTGATCATGGGTATGCCCCGTAACTACGATGTCGGCGTCGGGGGTGTAGACGGCCATTCTGTTGGTCTGTATAACGCCGCGACTGACTGGTCCCCCGCCACCTGCGCCATGGAAGTACTTCAGGCGGAATGTCTTGATTGACCCGTGTCGCTTGATCGCGAAGATCACCCAGCCGCCGTACCCGCCGGCCTGGATGTTCGACCCCGTCATGGTGTTGAGGGCCTGGACCGTTCGCTCCGTGAGGTCGGTCTCGTGGTTCTTCAGGATCGATTGCTCGTGGTTCCCGCGTCCGACGACTATCCAGTTGTGCGCATATGGGGCGTAGAACTCGGCGGCGTACTCGACCAGGCTGTCAAGGTAGCGGCCCTGCTGCTGCTCTGGCCTGCACTGGCTCAGGTCTGACCTCTTGTCATATTTTCCTTGCATTCCGCAGTGGAGGTCACCGCAATCGATAATCCCGGCCCCCTTCTCAAGAGCCTGGTCGAGGTGTCGTCGCTCGAGGTCCTGGTCCGTGTGGGCGTTGTCGTGGTGCCTGTCGGAACTGAGCAGGAACCACTGCTCCCAGCCCACGGTCTTGGGCGCACTCATGTCAACCCTGACCACATTCCTATTGAGCTGCGTGGAAGTCCAGGTGGGCCTCTTGGCCCTAGTCTTCACACTGGCCACAGCGATTGATCGCGGTGCTACCAGCCGCCTCCATGATGGTGATCTCCGAGATACAGCACCGGGGGATCGTGATCATGTAGTCGTAGGTTGCTGACTCTGCGTCGGGCTTTCGTGCCCCGGCGATGGTGATGCTGCAAGAACTGTTGTCAATCATGAATCCCAGTTGACAGACCTTCTGAACCTCCGGGCGGTCATCAACTCGCAGGTCGCTATTCATTTCGGGTTCGCACGCATCCACCCAGCGGACGCAGACAATCGGGGGCTCAGCCGACAGCGGCGTCTGCTTCATCTGAGACATCCGGCAGTTCTCGATGAATCTTCATTCCCCGGTTCTTCATTTCCTCGATGATTGAACCGATGGGATTGTTTGCAGTTGGCATTGCAGTGATTCCACAATCCCTGAGGCGTTGACGAACTATGTTCAGGTCCGCTGCCGAGGGAGGTATGCGGACGCGGTCCCCGTCTTCATCCACCGTCTCTCGACCGTTCTTGAGCATGTCGAGAAGGACCGAGTCAAACAGGTCACTGATGGTGTTGAGGTTGTCGCTCATTATGCTGCTCCGATCGTGTCAAGCACGCTCTGAAGGTCGTTTTGTCCTTGCGGGGCCGCCGACAGGGGGGCAATTTCCGGTTTACTCTGTTCTCTGACTTCCGCTGTGGCGGCTGCGAAGGCGGGGAACTCTTTGAGCATATGCGCATATGCCGCCGCTCGGTACGCGGAGATGACGCCGCCAATCATCTCTCGCTTTGCGGCTCGATTCGCGGGCGTGTCGGCTTCCAGCCTGGCCCAGTTCCTGCCCTGACTGCCCACCCCGTCGAATAGTCTTTCTAGGTAGGTTCGCAAGCCGATTTGCCCACCACCCGGCCCGCCGGACATGGTGACTCGGCCAATCTCTCGCATCCACCAGTCGTAGGGCTGCATGCCCTCGCTGTTCACCCAGTCCGGGTCTGGGATGGAGGTGCCCACAATGACTGGTGCGCCTTCCCCGACACGCTCGGAGTATGCCGCGACGTATCGCAGCATCTCCACGCCATCCTTCGTGTGGCTTGGCAGACGCATGGAGAAGTCGATGCCGGCGAGCACCTCGTAGACAGGGTCGTCGGTTGCGTAAGAGAGCCGGAAGGGGTTCATGGTGTTCATCCAGCCTATGCGACCCGGTTCACCCATGCCCTCGAGGGTCATGACCTCACCGAGGAGGCTGTACCGATCTGGTACACCCTCTTGGCCGAGGATCCAGGTGCGAGCGCGTACGGAATCAAGGAGTGTTCTGGTCTCCGTGAGTGTCGGGTTGCCTGCACGAGACCCAGCACGCTGGGCGGAGCTGAATGGCATGAAGGCCGTGGTCTGCTGAATCGCCCACCGCTGGCCGAAGTTCTCGGGGTCGCGGAGTGCCTTGAAGACTGCGTCCAGACCTTGGAGGTAGGACTTGTCTTCCATGTTTCCTATGAGTCCATACAGAACCGCCATGGTCAAGCCGACCTTGTCGCCATCGTCGCCCACGCCCTCGGAGGCGTTGAGGTACTCATAGGTGTCCGCCATGACGCCCAGTGCCATTGACCACGGGTCTCCCTTTGCGTAACTGACGTAGGTGTCTCCGATGCGGATGGAGTAGGGCCGCCATCCGGTTTGCATGAGAACTCGGCGTGCATTGGGGTCCTCGGGACCTCCGCCGGTGATGAGACCACCCTCTGCCCACTCATACGCCTGGTAGAAGAGGGCAACGCCCACTGCCTGGCGGCCTCGAGCCTCTGCGGCGGATCGTCCTCCGCGTGCGATGTCTGCCATGGTCTTGCGATGCAGGTTGCCAATGGCGGAGTCGGGGCTGAGAGTGAATCCGTGACCGCGTGCGAGGCTCCATGATCGGTTGGCCATCTCCATGCCTAGGCTGGTTGGGCTGTACCCAAAGAACCGCTCGAAGATCTTGGCCGGCGTTCGGAAGAAGGGGATGATGACCCTCATGACTGGGTAGTTGCTCAGTCCGGCTTGTAGCCATTTGCCCATGGAGCTTGATACATCGCCCTGGAATGTGGCCCGCGTGGAGTAGTCGATCGCGTGATCGACGAGTTCCTTGTGTCTCGTGGTCCAGCGTTCATTGATCCACTCCGTGATGGCCATGGCACGGTCGAGGTCGTCATCCATTGCCTTGATTGCGGGGTCAGCCAGGGCCTCCTGCATAAGGACCTCGCGGGTCCGCAGTCGCCCATCGACGATCATGGTGTCCATGGTTGCCGCGACCCGCTCATTTACTTGGCGATGCATCCCGGCTGCGGCTATTCCACGTCGGAAAGTGCTGGCCTCCCCCAATCCGGCCTCGGTGAGCATGCGGTTCATTTCGTCGCCATAGATCTTGGCCTCAAGTGCCGTGCGTCCATGGGCCTGCTTGAACAGTTCGTCCACCGTGGCGATTGCGTCGCCCGGTGCGCGGACGGCTCGACCCGTCCCGTTGATCATCCACCAGAGGAGGGAGCTATCGTTCTCGCCAGGCTGAAGAACACCACGTTCTCCCATCCAGTCTCGTACTGGTCCCCCTTGCATGGGCTGGCCTTCGCCATAGGCGATCGCTCGGCGACGACTTCTGGGGAGATCGATGAGGTCGCGATTCGTGACGAAGACGCCGCCTTCCTGCGTGAAGGCACGCAGGGAGTACTGCGCACCCATGGTGAGGTTTCGTAGCCACCTCTGGAAGTTCATGACTGCCTCTGCCATCTGTGGGGCACCACCGCCTCCAACGATTCGGGGCACCATGCCACCGATGAAGTGTTGGAGGCCCTCCACTGCCGTGACTAGCACGGGTGAGGCCACCGCGATGCCGGACCAGGTCGATGGTGCGGAGAGGAGACCATTGATGTAGATTTCCATGAACACGTTGCTCGCTCGGGAGCCGACGGTCCTGTTGGACTCAACGATTGCCCTGGCCCCAAGACGCATGTCTGATGGGTTGGTCATGTCGAGATTTCTTACGAGGTTGACCAGCTCCTGCCCGGTCTCGTTGTTGATGCCGGCGAGTTCGGCGAACTCCCCCGCCCTGGCCGGGTCTAGCAATTCCTCCACCGTGGGTAGTGAAGTACGACCCTGGAGTGCCTGACCAGCACGGCCCCAGTCTGCGCGAAGGTGGCCAACTTGCTCGATCGCAATCTGGTACTGGAGGAATTCCCTCTGGAGCATGGCGTAGTCCACCATGGACTTGGTTCGATCTGCTCGTCGCGACAGATCAACAACCCTGCGTCCCTGCCACTCAAGAATTTGCAAGCCAGCCTGGATGATGTCGTCCATCGCGTGGCCGCTGTTGCTTGTGTTGAAGTGCTGGTAGAGCCTGTCGTAGGTGTCGAACATCTGCCCGTCGTGTCGGCCCATTGCGTGGTTGAGGGCGCGTAGTGCCGCTCCACGGGGCGGGGCCATCCCCTCCACTCGGAGCTCGTGCATCATTTGCTCGGTGGCGGCAAGTAGTCTCTGAACGTCTTCCCGGTTCTGGAAGTCGAATCGATCAACTGCGGCGTGACCTCGGGGCTTCAGTTCACCCCTCGAGTTCCGATCCCTTGCGACACCAGCCACCATGTCTGCCATGATGGTGTCGGTCCAGTCCTCTCCCTTCTTCTTGAGTGCTCGGACACGTTCCTTTGTGGCACCCCATGTCGCGGGCTTGACCATCCATTCGCCCCCGCCAACACGGATGGGAAGATCGTCACGGGTGAAGAGGAGTTCAACCTGGCGAACCATGTCTGTCGTCATGGTGTCGGACAGGGGGGATCGTCGTACATCGGAGTAGACGTCGCGAAGGACCGCGCCGACCATCTCCAGTGCAGGGCGAAGTGGAGAGTCTGCCGGGATTTCGGCCAGGCGACCACCTCTGATGAACTCGACCACGGCCTCGGCCCAGAGCTCCTGCTGCTCCACGGTCCACTTGCCATCCAAGACACCGAAGGCCCGCTCGACCTCTTCGATCGCCTCGTCAGTGAGGCGACCCGGTCGCATGTGTCGCGGGATTTCCCGGTTCAGGATTTGGTTCTGGACGACGTGTCCAAGGACTTCGTGGACCAGGGTCTCAACATCGGCACCCTGGAATCCGCGAACGATGGCTTCTGCCGCATCGGGGGTGAGTTGCACAAGCCCACGCACCTCCATGGTGCCGCCATCGACGGCGATCTCTTGGGCCAGTCGCCTGGTCGGTGCCCAGCCCGGATCGGACTTGATGGGTCGGCCCGCAGAATCTATGAACTGGCCGGCGGCTCCTGCGCCTTCTCCGGCCCACCGCTCGTTGAGAGCTTGGACTTGCGGAGCGGTGTCATGGAGAAAGCGGACGACGTCTCCTCGTCCCATGTCATCAAGCGCACCCAAGATGCGTCCTCCAGTGGGGTCTCTTGCCCAGTCGTGTTCGACGTAACCGATGCGTCCTGTTCCTGCGCCGGTTCCGTAGAAGGCTGTTCCCCAGTTTCCTTCGCGGTCTGGTCTTGTCGTGATTCCTGCGGCATCAATCCACTCCTTTAGGTCGTGTAAGAACTTGCGTCCATCTGGGTGGTAATCCCCGAAGTTGAGAATACGAACTCCTTCGGAACTCGGGATTATCACAATGGCATCGGCAGCCTTAGCCCCGATCTCTCTATGGATGATACCATACAATCGGTCCTGTTGTTCCCGAGTCATCATTTCACTGAGATCTAGGATGATCCCGTTGGCGTACTTTTGTGCCGGAACCGGGAAAGCTCGGTGCCAGGCTACGCCCTCCTGCCTGGTGATGTACTGTCGGGCTAGTGCGTAGGCCCTCAGGGCGTCCTCAGCGGCTTCTGGGATGAGCGTTGGCATGTGTCTGGTCGGGAGGGGTTCTCCCGCCGCTAGGGCGGCTCTCGCTGCCTCTTCCTCTTCTAGGAAGAGTTTGACCGCCCCCCTGACTCCACCCTCTCTCTTGCCATAGGCAGCCTCCAGCGCGTCGGAGATCCGATTCTGGATTGGGACACTAACCTCGAGCTGGAGGCCGGGGTTTCGTATTCCCTGGTAGAGGCCCTCACCTTCCGCGGTTCCATGGATAAGGAAGCCGCCCTGCTCGCTGACCAGTGTGGCCAATCGGTCTATGCCGGTGGTCGGGTCTGCAATGATGCTCTCAAGCTGTCTGGTGTACTCACGCCGGGAGGCGAGGCCCATGTCCTCGAGGCCCGGTAGGGTGCCGGATGACGGATGGGGTATGGCTTCGGAGGTCACCATCCCTCGCCACCTCTCGGCGACGTCTCCAAAGTGCTCGTACCTCATGGGGGCCGGCACGGAGTCAGCGGCCACGCGACCCGCGTGGACATCGATCATGTGCGGCGCGACGGTGTTGTCCATGTACCTAGAGGATGTCCAGAGCATGGCTTGCAACTGGTGGGGGAGGATGTCGTCAACGCCGTACCTGTCCCTGTACGCCTCGGTGAGCCTTCCGAAGAACTCCTCCCCCCACTCGTACTGTCGTTTCGTTGGATTATCCCCGTGGTATCCCAGTCCACGCATTGCCCATCGATCGATGGTGACACCCTGAACCACATCTGGATCGATCATCTTCATGAGGTTCAGGTAGAAGTTGTTTCGCTTGATCCCCTTTGGCATGGTTCCATCCCTTAGGAATGCTTCTGCCTCGCGTGATTGACCACTGAAGCGGCCAAACTGGAATTTACCACCAAAGTTGGGGCGTTTGATTGGGTCGGGGCGGCCTGTGAAGAAGGGCTGGCCAGCCCTGTTCGCGTGCCACATTTGAACGGTGGCGTGCCAGTTCGACTCCAGTCCGGTGGCCTGGGAGGTGATGGCCAAGAGTGTGGCCAACCTCTTCGATTCAACCCGTTGGGCGGGCGGAAGCCCGGCCTCGCCAGTGAGTTGAAGGATCCATTCGCTGCTGTCTTCGTACCAGTAGCGAGCAACCCCGCCCTCATGGGCCATGGGAAGCAGCTCATCTATGAGTCTCTGCTCGTCCATTCTGGTTCGGATGGAGGAGGGTGAGAACTGGAAGGGTGTTCCACGTCTCCCCTGCACCATCAGTTGGGCTTCTTTAGCCCGGAGAAATTGGGCGCGGGCGATCACATTGTTTATCAGCTCCTTTTTCCCGAGCCACGGGCCACCTGGACCAGCCGCCGTGGCTGGCCGATCTTGCGTGAACCTGGCGCGTTGAGAGAGCCACTCCACGGCGTCCGCCTTGGTGCTGACCTTACCCCTTGCCCAGGCTCGGCCAAGTGCGTATGCGGCCTGTTCCTGAACACGGTTTGGCAGCGTGTTGACTACGCGCTGCATGAGAGTTCGCAGGCTCTGAGTGTCGATGGCTGCTTCGCCGCCCCGCACTGGAAAGAAGAGGGCCTCGCTCTCAGCCCCCACAAGATCGACCATGTCGAACACTGCCCTGGCGGTGGACTCGTCCACGTTGAACTCTTGCATGGCGGCGTGGATATGAAAGTCTCGTTGGGCTCCCTGGGCGCGGGGGATCGCGGTATCTACCATCCGAACCGCCTCCTCCATGGGTTTGCCTTCGTCAATCAGTCCTTGGAGCATTCGGCCACGGGCAATCCCGTTGGCAATGACCTTCTTCAGGTCACCTTGTACGAGTGGGCTTTCTAGGAATCTGGGGAGTACCGATTCCGGTATGGCACGAGCCAGCTCTATTTCTCCCGCGAGTCCCGTTCGCGTTACTTCACCGACAACCTCCCCCATCTCGGGGCCGATCCCACGGGCACCACGGATCCCGCCACCAATGATCCCGAAGATGCCTTCCAGGGCTACAGAGAGTTCGATGCCCTCGAGTGCATTCAGGGCGCGGGACTCGAAGTACGCGCCTGGGTAGAGCTCACCCGTGACTGGATCGCGGACGACTCGACTGCTGTCCATGAACTCGAGGTAGGCACCCATGCCTGGGACGGACTCTCGGAGTCCCGCCAGGGCTTCGGTGTCCTGCCAAACACCGAGCAACATCGTGTGGAGGTTTCCCTCGGC